AGATTTATTCTTTGAAACTAAAAATCCAAAAGAATTATTATTTTTGGATAATATGAATAAGACTATTGAGGAGACATTAATTAAATTATATGTTCTTGATGGTGCACCAATTATATCTGATTTTAAAGTTAATGTTAAATCTGGGGAAACTTATTCAATATTAGTTAATATTAAAATAGATAAGGAAAGTAATAATGTGCCTTATACTGGAATAAAGTTTATTGCTGAATCTGCAACAACTACAGATAATAAATATAAGTTAACACCAAATGATATTGAGTTAAAAATAAAAAGTGATAGTAATTTCATTAAAAATGATGAAGATCCAAAGAATAATGATATTATTGGTGAGATTTTTTCTATTGATGTTCCTTTATTAAAAATAAAATATTGGAGAGTTAATTATACAAAATTAATTTTATATCCTAAATTAAATTAAAATTATTTGAATAATTGGTTTAATTGATATATTTATATGTAAAATAAAATAATATGATTGAGAATTTAAATAGTTATTTAAGACATTCATCTTCCACAAAAGAACAAATACTAGATGATGGTTCAAAAGAAGTTTGTGATATAATCACAGGTGAATGTTTTGTTGTTAAAGAAAAAGATGGCTTAATTGAGCGTACAGAAACTAAAACAATTAACAGACAAGTTAAGGTTAAAACTCATGGTGGGATAAAAGAATTATTAAATGATTAATAAAATGAAAATAGATCAGAAAATTTTAAATGAAATTAGCAGATATCATAATATCAATAGATATATAAGTGAGCAAGATGCTACTTTACCCCCACCACCACCACCTATGGGTGACCCAAATGCTGCACCAATGCCAAATGCCCCATTAACTCCACCAGGAGAAGTTTCACCAATTCCACCAGGGGGTGCTGAAGATGCTTTAAGTGCTGCAAATCCAGAACCAATTGATGTTGAGGCAGATGAGGATGTTACAGTTATTGATGATGAGGGTGATAGTGAGGAAAAAGGTGATGAGGGTGATTCAGAAGAATTAGATATTACTGATTTGGTTACCAGTCAAAAAAATATTGAATCAAAGCAGAATGAATATTTTGATAATTTATTTTCACAAATTAACAAGTTGGAGGAAAAATTAGCCAAAATGGATAGTATCTTTGATAAGTTAAATGCTATTGATTCAAAGGTTGAAAGATATAGAGAAAAGACCCCAGAGGAGAAACTTGAGTTAAGAACCTATGATTCATATCCATTTAATCAAAAGTTATCTCAATTTTTTGATGACAAACAAGTTGAAATGGAGAAGAGTGGAAAAAATGATTATGTTTTAACATCAGATGATGTTGTGAATATTAATCCAAGTGAAATAAAAGATTCATTTGGTGCTATGGATGATGATGAGGATGACTTTATGAGTGATAATAATTATAATTTTAGAAGATAATTTATTTTTATATTTTATAAAAAAGGGGGTAATACCCCTTTTTTTTTCTATTAAACTTACCTATACTTGTTAAGTAATTTTTTTTGTAAACAAAAACTATATAATATGTCAAATTTAGATGCCATAATGGCGCAGTATGAAAAAAACCAAAAGGGGGACTCCCAAAAATTATCACAAGAGGACAGAATGAAACGTTATTTTACGTTATTACTTTCTGATAAAGAGAGTACTGGACAAAGGAGAATTAGAATTTTGCCTACAACTGATGGATCATCTGTATTTAAGGAGGCTTGGTTTCATGAATTACAAGTTGGTGGATATTACCAAAAGATTTATGACCCAGCAGGTAATGACAATGAAGCATCTCCATTGAATGATGTTTATCATGCATTGAAAGCAACAAAACGCAAAGATGATGATGAATTAGCCAAAGATTATAAGGCTAAATTATTTTATGTTGTTAAAGTTATTGACAGAGACAAAGAAGAAGAAGGTCCAAAGTATTGGAGATTTAAACACAATTATAAGAAGGATGGTATTTTAGACAAGATGATACCAATCTTTAGGAATAAGGGTGATATCTCTGATATTGATAATGGAAGAGATTTGATTATTGAGTTAGTTAAATCAAAAAGTCCAAAAGGTAAAGAGTATACCAGTGTCTCTACAATTATGTATGATGACCCAACTCCATTATCTACTGATGCTAATTTAGTTAAAAAATGGATTGATGATGAATCTACTTGGAAAGATGTATATAGTAGAAAACCATTAGAATATCTTGAAGCAATTTCAAGAGGTGAATCCCCAAGATGGGATGAATCGCAAGGTAAATATGTTTATTTGAACACATCAAATTCTGAAGCATCCTTTGGTGGGGCAACTGTTGCAAAAAATGCAACAATTCAGGAAACCAGTGTGGTTGGTGATGACTACATTGATGATGATTTACCATTTTAATTAACCTAAAATAGATTTTTTGCGCAAAGTATTGTTTTATGGTACTTTGTGCAAAAAATATCTTTTCTTAAATCAAAAAAATATATGGCTATAAAGAAAAAGGCATCAGTTAGTAGTATTGATGCTATTAAGGATAAGTTTTCTACAAAGACAAAGTATAAGCCAGAAGATTATTATTCTTGTGGTGATGCTTTTTATAATGCTTGTGGTGTACCTGGTCCTGTTATGGGGGGTATAAATATGTTTCTTGGACATTCCAATACAAGTAAGACAACTGCTATGATATTGGCTGCTGCTGATGCTCAGAAGAAAGGTCATTTACCTATTTTCATTATCACAGAAAAGAAATGGAACTGGGCACATGCTGTTGAGTTGGGTTTAAATGCTGAAATCAATGAAGATGGTGAATGGGATGGAGATTTCATTTTTAATGATTCATTTGATTACATTGAGCAGATGACAGACTTCATAAATGATATTTTGGATGCACAAGAGAAAGGTGATTTACCATATTCTGTTTTATTTTTGATTGATAGTATTGGATCAATCCCTTGCAAGATGACTTTTGATGGAAAGGGTGGTAAGATGCACAATGCTGCTGTTCTTGCTGATAAAGTTGGAATGGGTTTACATTCAAGGATTTCAAAATCAAAGAAAGAAGATTACCCCTATCATAATACATTAGTGGTTATTAACCAACCTTGGGTTGAATTACCAGATTCACCATTTGGTCAACCAACAATTAAGGCAAAAGGTGGTGAGGCACTTTGGTTATCATCTTCTTTAATATTCTTATTTGGAAACCAGAAGAATTCAGGCATTAACCATATAACAGCAACAAAGAATGGTAGAACAGTTTCTTATGCTATTAGAACAAAGGTTTCAATATTGAAGAATCATGTTACTGGTATTGCTTATAAAGATGGCAAGATATTAGCTGTACCACAAGGATATTTGCCAGATACAAAAGAAGCAATTGAGAAATATAAAAAAGAATATTCACAATATTGGAATGGTATTTTGTCTGGGGATGGTGATATTACCTTTTCAGAAAAAGATGAGGAAGATGCTATAATTTTTGAATAATATGAAGAAAACCCTACTAATTGATGGTAATAACTTATTTACAATAGGTTTCCACGGAGTGAGAGAATTTTATTCTGATGGCAAACACATTGGTGGGGTTTTCCATTTTTTAAATACAATTAGATTATTTCTTGAAAAACATAATCATGATAAAGTTGTTGTGTTTTGGGATGGAAATGAGAATTCCTTAATAAGAAAACAGATATATCCAAAATATAAGGAGAATCGTAGAATTTCAATGGATGAACATAGATATGAATCTTACTTATATCAAAGAGAAAGAGTTAAGGATTATCTTGAAGAAGTTTTTGTTAGGCAATGCCAGGTGGATCAGAATGAGGCTGATGATTTGATTGCTTATTATACCCAGATAGCAAAAGGTGAAAAGATGATTATATTTTCAGCAGATAAGGATTTGACCCAATTGATAGGGGAAAATGTGACAGTATATTCACCAAGTTCAAAGACATATAGCAAGAATGGAGATTTGATTCATTTTAAGGATATTGACATACCCCATAATAATGTGTATATTTACAAAGTTATTGTTGGGGATACATCTGACAATATTGATGGCATATCAAATTTTGGGGAGAAAAAACTAAAAGCATTCTTTCCCAATTTTGAGAAGAGGGATTATCAGTTAAATGAGATATTAAATGAGGCAAAAGTTTTGCTTCAAGAAAAAAAGAATAAATCATTAGATAATTTGGTATTGGGTATTAGTAAATCTGGTTTTATTGGTGAAGAGTTTTTTGATAAAATTGGAAGAATAATTGATTTAAAAAATCCATTGATAACTGATTATGGAAAGGAAATGGTTAATGAGATTTGCAATGATAAACTTGACCCAACAGATAGAAGTTATAAGAATTTAATGAAATTAATGAATGAGGATGGATTTTTTAAGTTCTTACCAAAGAGGGATGATGCTTGGGTTGATTTTGTTAGACCATTTATGAAATTGAGTAGAAAAGAAAGAAAAAATTAATAATTAAACAACATTTTATGAGACAGAATGAAACAACAAAGGTGGAATTTTTATTGACATTGAACAGCAATATTATTGTTCAGAGATTTTTAAACATTAAAAACCTTAATCCAAATGCAAAAGATTCAGTAGAATTGCATGATTTTGTTAAGTATTTTTCAGAAGATTTGGAGAAGTATTTAAAGATGAAATCAATTGGCTATTTGGTGGACAACAAAGACAATATTTTGTATGATCCAACAATAATGGAAACATCATCAACAGATGAGCCAGAATTTTTTAATATCTATGTTAAAATTTCTGACCAGGTTATTTCTCACAGAATAATTGATGGGAAACTTTATCCACCAAAGGTTAGATACACAGTTGATATTCGTAATTTCATTAAAGAAACATTAAAAGAATTAACAAACATTTTAGTTAACCAAAACTTAACACACGAGT